GTGCGGTTTCGAGCGGCAATAAGCGTTGCGCTCCCGCTTGTTTCTGTGGCGTTTTGAATTGTAGCTGAGGCCATGGTGCAGGTGTTCCTTTTGGGTTAGTGTGGGAGAGAGAGAGAGACTGAAACGGTCGAATTAGTTTCCAGTAACGGCGACTGATCCAATGACAAGGGTTGGCGCGATTGAGGCGTGTGCAAATACGTTGCCGTCCGCTGTTCTGTCAAATGCCAGCACAATCGAGCCAGCGGCGTCGGAAATAACACGGATATAGGCGTCAGTAGTCGGCTCACCAAGAATGGTTCCGGTCGATGCGCTTACATTACCCAAGTCGGCAGGGGCAGCTCCAGAGGTAGCGGCAAACCATACGTCCACTACGATTTGCTTTGCAACTGCGATACCACCAGCATCAACACCTTGAATGGCGATAGTTGCGGTGCCGTCTTCGCCATCTGTAAACGTGAATGCCGGGATGATGCCGCGAGACTGCTTTGGATCGACTGCGCAATCTTCGACTACGCCGAGGGCTGCTTCCTGATTAGTAGCAAAGCGCATGATGCCCTTGAGGTTATTATAAGCCCAGGAGACAAAACCGGATACACCGTTCTTGTATTTCTTGGCAGGAGAGGGATTGGATGCTGTAGACATGATATTTTATATGTAGTGGATTAGTGTGTGATTAACTGTTCGTCCTAAGTTCTACATGAGTTTAAGGGGGGCCGTCCAGCGGTTGCAATTAAACGGCCTTTTTCGGGGATTCGCGCTCAAGCCGCTTCATTGCTGACTCTGCGCGTTTCACTCCTGACGATATTAGCCGGTTAGGGTGTAATTTTTCACAAGCAAGTGCTCTCGCTTTGACTAAAACCTCCCGTTCTTGGCTGCTGGTCTTGGGGTCGAGTATCTTTTGTTCAAAGCCTACGTGAAGTTGATAGGCGAACTCAGTGCAAAGATGCTCAAAGCCAGATTCATGCTCTAGTGCTCCTAAGCGGTTCTTGCGCTCAGACGGTGACTTTTCGTGAGTGCCGTTATACAGGCGGAGGTGTGCGGTGTCGTTTTCATTTGTGCTCATAAGTGTTTACCCGCGTGGCCCGCTGGCTGGTGATTGTGTTTGAGGTGCCTTTTTACGCTGACTGGCCTCATTCTTAGGCTTGGGTGCGCTGTCAGCCTTCTGCTGCCTTTTTACGGTGGAGTCTGCTTTAATCGCTTCAAGCTCTGCGTCGGCAAGCTCTTCCTCGCGTTTCGCCATCTCCTGCTGCTGTTCATACCATGCGGTAATTTCGGCAGGCTCAGGGACAGGGAGAAGGTCTTCAACGTCCTCGTAGCCTAGTGACATAAGGTTTTTCTTGTAAAGCGGTCTGATTTGAATGCGTGTCAACGGATCAAACTCAGCATATTTCAACACCAACTCTTCCGATAGCCGGTTGGCCTCGATGGTCATTTGAGTTGAATCCTTCGTAATGATAAGCTCAATCGCTAGATTCATGCTTTCGACCTGTTGACGTTCCAGATAATCGACAATATCCTGATTTCCGTCTGAATAGATGAAGGAAACTTTATCTTCCATAGTATCAAGAGCGATGTAGGCAAGCTTCTCAATGTGCTGCTCAAGTCCGTGGACAATGCGACGGCTCCACCGCTTGCTGATCTTGCCAGCCTCTCGAAGCATCATATCTTGCCCAAAAGCAGTCGGGTTGGCTGGCATTTGTGAACTGTCCCCTTGTGCGAGATTAGAAATACCAAGCCATAGCTGAACGAAGAAGATAACCCGGTCGATGATGTCTTTTGTGTTCATCTCCGCTTGTGGGAACACAAAGGCCTCCATGATCTCGGCCATTGATGCGCCCGCGATAGGGGTCAATATCTCGAAAGGTTTAATGTCTGAAAACTCCTTTTGCTCAACCGTCTTTTCGGAGTCGTATTTAATGATAGGATTTGTCGCAATGATATTGCGGTAGATCCAGCGGTTCATGTTTCGGTCAATTTGCTCTTGGTCTTGCTCTAGGCTTTCAACTAAAGACATTCCCCACCATTTGTTTGCCTTTGGTTTAAGCGCAATCGAAGAATAGGGATGCCGCATTGTAGGGCGCGGAAGCATTGAACTCGCATATTCGTAATAAATCAGGCGTTGCTCATCCTTGCAGTAGCGAACCATGAAGCGAATCGGCTTTTTGCCCTTTTTCATTGATCGAGTAATCCAAATTTCGTGAATCCGGTGTGTCGGGTTCGTGTCGTCAAACCCGAGTTCGGCGTCTTCCTCGTCCGTTTCGGTGGTACGCTCGTCCTCGGCGTCGAGTTTCTTTTGCCTGTCGCCGTTTTCAAAGATCGTTTTGGCGTCTCTCCACGGTTCGCGACCGGGAGCCTTTAGCCATGAATTTGCCACCCAGTCGTTTGAGCGTTCATAGACTTCAGCTATAAAATCGGCATCGTCCAAACTTTTGGCGTTCATGGGGGCAAGAAACTTGTCGCTATCCACCATGATTGAACGTGCTCCTTTTTCAAGGACTGCTGTGCGCTTGATCGGTTTATCGAGCTTTCCCCACTCATAGGGCATCTCAGCAAAGGCTGGGTCGCCGGGCTCAAAGTCGATGGCTTCTTGAGGTAGCTTGACCGTGGGCACCTTGACGGGGCGATAAATGCCCGTCTCTCCCCCCTCGGCGTCTAAGTCGATGTCTTGTTCCCATTCGATTTCCCCGTAGAGTAGATACTCGCCGTTTTCATCAATTACAAAATCTTTTACCAGCTTGTCAAATAGCGCGATACGGTCGTATTCCTCCCATTCGTCTACTTCCTCTTTGTGGATTGCCTTGTGAATGACGGCTCGCTGCGTAAATATCTCTTGAAAGTTCTCGTTCAGTCCGTGACGTAGCTTACCATCGCCGTCTAGGCTGTCACGCAAGAAACGCGACACAGCCATAGACTCGTCCGGAGTCGTCTCGCCTTTTGGCCGCATATTAAAAAATGGGCTTGAACCTGTAATTTCTTCTTCTGATCGGCTGGAGAAATGGTCTACTACCAGTGAAATTAACGGAATATTGTAATTTGACCGTGCGTAGATAGCTTCACCTGCGCGGTCGCTCTTGTCGCGCTCGTAGGAACGCAAACTGCGCTTATCCGCATCAATGCGGTCACGGTTTTGGGCTTCAAGAGAAGTTAGGCGTTGATCAATATACGTAATCAACTCCTGCTCTTCGTCGCGGGTCAGTCTAAGGTTACTTTCTGGCATGAGCTTTGTAGGCCACATACCTTGAGTATGCTTTCACTGCTCTTCAATCGGTTGCAATCGGTGAGACATGCGCCTTAAAGCTGCTTAGAGTCCTCGGAAATACTGCGAAGTGCCTTGTGCGCTTGAAGCATTTGCTCAATATCGGCTTCCATCATTTCTGCTGCAACTCGGTTTCGCCATATTGTTCGACCTAGCGCACAATCGTGTGTGGATAAAACTTCTCTTCCAAATTCTATCCCTAACGCAAGAGCCTCAATTGCACTTAGGATCGTTTCCAACGGGATTGATGCCCGTATTCCCAAACTGTCAGGCTTAGGCGTTTCTGGCACGTCCTTTAAGAGCACCGAAATAGTCGTATCGCTATCCTCGTATCGAGTATATCCAATAAAGTCACCTTCCATGCCGTCCACGTATGGCATTATCCACTCAAAAAACGCTTCGATCTCATTATTATAGTTTTTTATCTCTCCTGCCGCAAGTAGGCTCAATTGAACTCCTGCATTTCCCAGCGAGACAAGGCTACCATTAGTGAACATATATCCCCATCGTTTAGGCTTATCCGTCAATAACAAAGACGGATCTTTACCACTAACCAAGGCGTTTAGTGTTTCGATTACATCTTTTGGTGTATCCTTACGTAGATCAACTTGAATTCCCATTTTTGTGTACATTCCCATACGTAATATGGTAAAACGCCCCTGAGCTAAGCCGCAAGCACTAAATTTACCTTGGCCGCTGGAATATGTCATACGTCCGCTTGGCAAGTTGATTCCTTTTGTTGGTCAGAATGTCAACTTGACGCCTTTTGGCCTCGGGTGACATCACTGGATTCCCGATGATTGCATTCTTCTGCTTCGTAATCTGGCTTATTTGCGTCTTCGTGGACTCCAGCAGGGGAAGCATCCGCAAAGCGTCGCGGTTATCCTGCTCAATCTTACGCGCCTTCTCAGGCTGACCCTGCTCTCGGTAATACTGTGCCCGCGACGATAAGCCATCCGTAATTTTGAGTAGTTCGTAAAATTCACTGACATGTTTATCCGGCTTTGGAGTGCTGGAAGGAAAGAACGATCTAATGGCACCACCCACCCACTCCTGGTCGCGCCATTGACGTTTAGGCCGCGCTGGTGAGCCGCTAGCCCTGCGCCAAAGCATATCAGTGGAATTGGCAACATACATGCCCACTGAGCCAAGCGTCGCCCGCCACATATGTTCTAGGCGCTTAGGGCTGCGTGACCATTCGGGGAAACTGTCTGGCATCGCCTTGGCTGCGGTCTTGAACATTTCGGGGGTATATTCGTCGTATCGGTCTTCCGGGTTGGTCTCAAATTGATCACCAATATTCTCAATTGGCATTCCCGTAAACAAGTTCACGTTTGCGACTTGCTCATAACCCGCCGTCAAATACACGCCGGGGTTCATTGCGAGAGTCTGAGAAAGTAAGCGTGTGATCGCATCCTTGCCCTCGGCACCACTTAGCTTGCCTCCAATTGATCCAACGATCCATTCTGGGATAGTCGAAGCAATCGCGCCGATTTCAAAAGGCTTGGGCATACGGAAGCTCGGGTTTGGGCTGTCGTCGTCGAAGAAGAATAGGTAATACATATCACGCTCCCATTGTGGACACGCCCAATACCGCTCATCGCGCCAGTTGACCGCTGCGAGTGCGAGAGTTGCGAATGTAAGCATCAACATGCTATTTCTGAACGCCTTACCTTGCTCCTTATGGTTTGGTCTCACCAACATCGCCGCGTTCCTAGCGAGGAAATACTGACCTTGGATACGAGCATTAAGGAATGGGACGGTGTGCATGATTAAACGTGCTGGCCCATATCCACCGTGAGAACTAAAGTTTGTAAGGTCTAAGCCACGGTAAGCCCCCATCATATTTGATCCGCCAGCATCTATGACTGCGCTTGCAAGTCCTGCGCGATTCATCATTTCGCTCATCTCAACCGCTTTCATGTAGGCTTTTGCCCACTTTGCAGGAGTGTTGATGACGCTACCGAGGAAACCGCGCCTTTCATCCTTGCTCAGCTTCATAAAGTCATTTCGTGCATTTTTCGGAATCATCGGGTTTCCCTTCCACATGTCGTAACCTTCATCCCCTAGCCCCGAAAACCCTAAGTTGTCCATAAACCCGTCTTTGGTCATTAGTATCTTCTTGGCTCCAATGACTGCGGAAAGTCCTGGTATTTTAAGCTCCTTGCTTGCTGCCCATGCCGCTATGGTGTCGCGGAATGAGTTCCGCCCCACAAAGCTTGGAGTCGAGGTAATCATGCGGGTGAGCAGGTTCTTAGGCTTAATAGCAAACCACAGAATGAAGAAGTTATCAGCATGTTTCCATACGTCGGGGCCCATTGCATTAACGGACTCCATGAACATTGGATCTTTGATTTCCCAATACTGGGGCTTTCCATCCTCCATCACGACCATAATGTTGTCACCCATTGGCCGCTGCATCCGAAATAAGGTCACGCTCCTGTCCAGCTCTTTCTCATTTGTCATGCCGATTAGATCAAACTGCCCAGCTGCTGCCTTGCTCTTAGCGAGTCGAATAAACGCCGCTAGATCGCCTTTAACCTTTGGTGGCAACTCATTGGTTTTCTGTAAGTCGTAAAAACGTTGTGTGGCAAGTGCCTCTATCAATTCGCCTTTGCTGGTCTTGTATGGCTTTGGGGTATGTTTCGCCCTTACCATCACAGACGCATTGCCTCCAAAATAGCGAACCGCCGTGCGTTTTGCCATGTTGATGTAAGACTGCTCAATCGTAGCGTTCATGCCCTTGATCTGATTCTCCAAGACGGCTACTCGACCTGTCCCACCCTTTAGGCGTCTAATGATCTTCTTCGCCTCCTTGGGGTTCTTTAGCCCGCCATCAGGCCCCCTGATCGCATCGGCTACTTGAGCGGCCTCATCGACGCGGTACATTGGAGTGTAAAAGTCGCGTTCAAACTCTGTTCGGCTTTCTGCATTAACAAGACCATTTGCGTCACCGAAATCGAGTAATGCCTTGCTCCATTTAGCGTGTTCCCGCTGCACTTCTTTTAGCACTGGGTATTTCTCCGCAAATTCCTTTATGGTTTTTATCCGCTGTTCAGCGAGTTCTTGGCTAAAGAAATCCATTTCGGTCACGTCTTGCCCTTCTGCAAGTGCTTTTTGGAAAGCGTCTCGGTCGATGCCGAAGTTCTTCTCTCTGCCTTGAGCCAGCAATTCTTCTGCGCTTAAAGCCGCGATATACAACTCGGCATTGATCTGCATCTCTTTTGCAAACTTTTTGCTTTTCGAGCCGTTCTTTTTCGGATCTCTGGCAATGGCGTAAATTTGCTTCAACCCTAATGAACCCGGTATCGCTTCAACATCACCGTCTGGAGTCATGCGCGATTGACCTGTCGTCAGCCACAGTTTCGCAATTGGTCGAGCCTTGCGCGAGATGTGCATCTGTATAAATGGATTTACTGTAGCGTCCACGGTGTCGGCTGATCCCGCGCCAGACTGCTCGTCCATTTTGAAGGCAACTCCACGCAAGTTGTCGGCCCAATTCATTATTGCCCGTTTACGCATGTCCGTTAAATGCTCTTCGCGAGCGGCCATGATCCGTTCGCCTACTGTTCTGCGGTCAGCTACGTCGGTAATCGTGTTCCTGCGAATGTCCTCTAGCTCGGGGGAGGCTTGGTTTTCCTCGGGCGCGAATAGTGGTTGACCTTTTTGCCGCACGCTTTCCCGCATCGCGTCAGTGATTGTGACCTTGTGGATTGCCTGCTTGTTAGTACCAGCATCAATCTCAGCGGCCTCAACCTTTGCGCCCCACTTCTTGACGTATTTGTTCACCGCGCTTGGAAGCATCTTGTCGTAGAAGCCTTTCATTCCTTCGCCGCCTACATCAAGTTTCTGGCCTTTGAGCGAAAGATAGCCACGAGCATCAGGCTCTTGCTCTAGTAATTTCTTAGCAGGCTCCTTGCCTATATAATCAGATAACTTCTCAGGGGTGACGCCAGATTCTTCAATCTCCGCCTCTTGATACGTTTCATCGCTTAATTCATCCTTCCATGCTTGGAAAACCTGCTCGTCCTTATTGTAGCGGATTTCGCCAATCTGCTTACTAAGGCTATACCGCCCCGCTTGCGTCTCGCCAGTCGTCCAGCCGATCCAGTCCTTGCCAGAAGAGACGGCATCACGCAGAGCACGCTTGAACATTTGGAGGTGCCAGTCTTTGCGGAATGGTGCGTCTGGAATGCTGTTGACTGTGCGCTGATGACTCGCTTGTGCTTTTTCGGATTCTTCGCGGTTGGTTACGCGTTGCAAATACTCTGAGGCATCTGCTTTCCCTTCCACCACCATCTTGCCTACTGATTGCCGATTGCCGCGCTTATCGATGAAGAACCATTGATATTCGTCTTCTTGAATTTCGCTATAAATATCTCCGTCGTGGTAATAGATTTTGGTAAAATCCTCTTCTTTCGTGTCGCGATACCCACGCTCACGCCCTTGCTGATGACGATCAGACTGAATCTCTTCGATGAATAGTCCAGCGTTACCGTTCACATCTTCACGCTCATTCAGCCGCATATGAGCAACGTAGTTCGGGATGTCGTTGAAGTGGCTGGAGGTGTAGTCATTCTGTGATTCCTTTTTCCATTTCAATGTCTGATCTACTTGACCTTTGAATAATTCACGGATTGGAGTCGTGGTGTTTAGTTCCATCGCCACTCCCGCTCCATAAATCACGTTGCTGACTTCATTGTCTAGTTCATCGCTGCTTAGGTCTCTACCTACGACTTCTGAAATCTCCTCACTGAACTCTTCTGCCAACTCTGGGTTTAGTTCTTCAAGCTGCTGAAATGAAACCCTTTCTATCTTTTCACGGTTTGGCATGGTCAGCACGACCTCGCGGTAGTTCTCGCCGTTCGGCAGGACGTAGCTTGAAAATCTAGCTCCCCCCTCATCAGGCTCCATGCCCCCCCCGAATGCAGCCTCCATCTCCATCTGCGCCTGAGGATCTGTAGGAGACTCACCATTCAGATTCACCTCTTCAAACCTTACGCGCCCAGAGTCTTGCAAATAGGTCATTAGATCCGTTTTCGCAATCTTACCCTTTGCGTCTTGGTTTTCTGCAATCCATTGTTGGATGCCAGACCATTTAATTTCGTCAGGCTTAACTCCCGACTTTTGTATCATACCCATTAGCTGCATTGCGCTGGCAGACTTGCCTTGCACCTTTTTGTTAATGGTTTGCTCAAGCGTTGAATAGAACTCAGGGTTATTCTGCTCCTCGGGCGCGGCTAGGCCTTGAAACTCAGTCTGGTTTTGGAGTGCTTCGGCTGCGTCGATCCGCATGACTGCGCCTTTGTATTTAACGTATTCCTTGTCGAGCCCTAGCTTTCTGAGCGTGCCCTCTGACATGTTTTGCATGAGCGCATCTTTTACTGCTGCATCCTTTGCGGCTTCGTAACGCTGGATCAGCTTCTTTTGAATCTTGCCCGGTGTGACGCCGCCTTTGCCCGCTTCCCGTTCGGCCTGAGTTAGCCCGTGCACCTGCTCGTTTAGTTGGGCTTCGTAGACTGTCTTTGTGACCATCGGGCGAGTCAGGACATTCTTTTTCGCGCCGAGTAGTGACTGGCGGTAATATGGCACCCGCAATGTGTGGGTTTTTAGAATGAACTCGACCCGAGGCGCTTCCTGCTGGATTTCGCGTAGTGCCTGTGCTTTGGCATTCTTCTTATCCTCTTGGGTTTTATAATCTACCGCAGCATAGCCCTTCTTCGGTTTGAGGATCAGTTGTTTTAACCGGATTTCGACGGCGGCATCCAAATCGGGTGCGTCGTTGTCCTTTAGGTATTTGGTGATCTGCGCGGCGATTGCCTTGCGCTCCTGCGGTTTGGACAGACTCGCGTGCTCCATCGGGCTCCGCTCTGTCTTGATAACATCATGCGCCTTGATAACATCATGCGCCTTGAGTTTCTTTTTGGGAGCGTCGTCAGTCTCAACTTCCGTCGGGGTTCTGCGCTTCGTGATTTTGTATTGATCTGGTGTTAAAGACTTAGAACCGAAAATATCAACGAGCACTCTACCGTCATCAAATGACTTCTCAATCATCACATTTCCATATTCATGCCCTCCTAGTGTTGCGGTAATAATGTCGCCCACGAATGCTATTTCTGGCTCTGCTGCGGCCTTTGTGGGCTCTGGTGCTCCGTCCTTGATAATTTCAACTAAGTAAGAACTTACCCCCGTCTTGCGGAATGCGTCATCCCCCTTGAATGAGCCATCTGGTAGTTTCTCGAAAGTACCGCCAGCTTCTTCAAGCCATTGGCGGAATCGAATACTTTTTGCGTCTTTGGCAAAGAAAGCGTGTCCGCCCATGATCGCAACTAGGCGACCGCCCGGTTTAAGCGAGTCTTCGGCCTGCATGACATGTTCCACATCGCGCCCTTTAGAGAACGGTGGATTCATTATGATACGGTCGTAATACTGATCCTCTGACAAGCTTGTCGCGTGATCAATAAAATCACGGTCAACAATATTATGGCCTTTGGCTTCAAGTATCGTCCTCAAATCGCCAATGGGTTCCACTACGCTAATGATGGCTTCAGGATGTGCTGCCTTTACCGCGTCGGCTAAGTCGCCTTTGCCTGCGCTCGGCTCAAGCACTGTCATGCCTGGTTGAATGTCTATCAAATCAACCATGCGTTCAGCCAGTGCAGTAGGCGTCGGGAAAAAATCAAAGCCTTCAAACTTCTGGCCGACTAAAGAACGCTCAGCCTTTTTAAGTGGATCTTCTGCCTGTGCGTTTTCTCGGTATTTCAGATACTCGCGCAAGGCCGCTTTTAATTCGACCTCAGTTTCAATGCCAAGCTTCTGCATCCGGTCGTAGTTTTTAACCGCTTCAATGGTTTGCTCGAAAGAGTTGTATTGACCTGCCTTTTTGCCGACTTCTTGCGCTACGTTCCGAAGGCGGTCTATTGCCTGAGAAGCCGATACGGTAATTACTGAGCTGTTTTCCGTGTCCTTCTTCTGAAAACGTGCATCAAGCCAAGAAATGTCGCGCTTTATACCTGAAGTGTCGCCATATTTCTTAACCGTGGAGTTCCAATTTTCAATATTAACCCAAGGGTAAGGGAACTTGGCAAAAGTAATGTCTTCGTCTGTGTAGGGCTTTCCGCGTTCATCCTCGAATCGTGCGTTTTTGTCAGCACGGATA